ACAAAGCATAGCCTTGTTGTTCATGCTGAAATGAATGCACTTATGAATGCATTATATTCTGGTGTAAGTCTTAAGGACTCAACAATATACGTATATGGATTACCAGTTTGTCCGGATTGTGCTAAGAGCGTAATACAAGCAGGTGTTAAACGTATCGTTATTCCTACTGATAAAACTGATAAAGGCGATTGGCAAAAAGTGTGGGAAGAAAAAAGTTTGCCAATGTTTAAAGAAAGTGGTGTACAAGTCACCGTACTTGGTGTATAATATATATTATGAGTTATTTAGTTACTGACAACTGTGTTAAATGTAAGCATACCACATGTGTATCTGTATGTCCTGTAGATTGTTTCTACGAAGGTGATGATATGTTAGTGATTAATCCAGATGAATGTATTGATTGTGGTGTATGTGTACCTGAATGCCCAGCCGATGCTATTGTTGCAGACGTTGATTTACCAGAACCAGATCGAATAATTTGGATGGAAAGAAACGCTAAATATAGCATGGTATGGCCAAACATAGATAGCGAACAGGATCCTATGAAGGATCATGAATTATATGATGGACTGCCCAATAAATTTGAGCAATATGTGGAGATAAAAAATGTCTAAAAAAATCCTAATCACTGGTATGAACAAACTGCAATGTACGAAAGACTTCTTTCTAAAACAGCAGCTTCAAGTAGTTCCTTCTCACTATTCAACTATTCGATGCTTGGAAGATATGGGCTACGAAGTAGAACAGCGTCCTGTACGATTAGGCGAAGACCTATCTGGATATGACGAGGTAATTGTATATATTCATAGTATTCAAGCCTTCTGCCAGTTTCTGTGGGCAGGTCTGTACGCTGTACATGCTCGTCCAAATTGCATTTTGGCATTTGACGATTGGCAGTTTAAACAAATTTATTCCACAATTGAAACATATAAAGAAAAATTGATGGAAGATGACGAAGGTGTATTCAGACAATATCTCTTTGATCTTTGGCAAGGCGAAGAAGATAAAGAAACTGTAATGAAATACAAAGAGCAATATATCAATGCTTGTAACATCATCACGAGTAAAGAAAATCGTTTGATGGTCAGTGCATTTGCAGGTGGTGATATGTCAACTCTTGAACTTGGTTGGAAAGAAGAAAATGTATTTCCGTTTAATCCTAATCCGTATCACTTGAATAGACGCAGTGATAATGGCTATGGAACGGGAGTAATGGCACTCGATAATTTCTTTGGTGATACACCAGACAAAGAAATAAAATGGAATTTCGCGTCTCTTGTTCAAGAGAAAACGCGTAAATGGTTAAAAGCACAGCAACCTGATGATTGGAAGTGGGAAATAGTTTACTACGGAGCCAAGCGTGGTAAATATAAGTCAGAGCGTAAAACCGAACCAGAGATGGTAAAAGTATTCGAACAACAGTGGGGCTGTCTAATGCCCGGATACTTCCATGCCGGCTCTGGTTGGTGGCGAGCACGCCCACTTCAGGTTGCTGATGCTGGTTCTATTATCATTGGTGATAAACCTGAAATGATGGTCTATTATCAAGATGAAGCACTTGCAGGTCTACGAGTACAAGATGTAGAAGCTATGGATGCAACTCAATTAGCACAAACTGCTAAAGCTCAACGAGATGCTCTATACGATAATCATCCTCTAAATACTTTCGTACAGCAAGAAGAAATGACAAGGGTCCTACGAGCATGAAAATATTAGTAGTAGGAGCAGGCTTATCAGGCGCCACCATTGCACGAGAATGTGCTGAGGCTGGTCATGACGTAAAAGTAATTGATACAAGAGATCACGTTGCTGGTAATGCATATGACTATGTGAATGAACACGGTATTAGAGTTCATCAATACGGGCCACACTTATTTCATACTAATAACAAATCAGTATTTGATTATCTAAGTAAGTTTACAAAATGGGTTGATTACAAACATAAAGTAAAAGCTTTACTTGAAGATGGTCGTTATGCTACGTTACCAGTAAACCGTGAAACAAAAGATATGGTTGGTGAAGAGAACGTATTAGATATATTCTTTAGACCATATACAAAGAAAATGTGGGGAGTAGAGCTCGACGATCTTAATCCAGAGATCATCAATCGTGTTCCAATCCGTGACGATGATAATGAACTATACTTTCCAAATGATGAATACCAAGCTATGCCTGAAGAAGGTTATACGAAAATGGTAAAGAATATGCTACATCATCATAATATTCTAGTATATCTTAACACAGATTATAGTCATAGAATGAATTCTGAATACGATCATGTATTTAATTCTATGCCTATCGATTCATACTTTTCCTTTAAGCATGGTAAACTACCTTATCGCTCAATACGATTTGAAACAGTAACAGTACCAATGGGATCGGCACTACCAGTAACTACAGTTAACTTTACCCATGATGGTCCCAAGACTCGTGTTACTGAGTGGCAAAAAATACCCGCGCACGGAACCAATAAATATAACACAACACTGACATTCGAAGAACCTTGCGATTATGCTGATAACGACTATGAACGTTACTATCCAGTAAAAGACGCAGATGGTAAGAATAGAGAGTTGTATGAAAAATATAAAAATGAAGAATCAGAGAACGTCACCTTTATAGGTCGATGTGGATTGTATGCTTATTTAGATATGCATCAAGCTGTCAATTCGGCTCTGGCTACAGCGAGGAAATTTTTAGTATGAGTGATATCACACACGCAAGTATCGTGCCTTTGATTGGCGGAGAAACAATTGCTTCTCATAACGCTTTTGGTAAACGCCCGATGCATTTTATGTCATATGAGGCTTTTGCTGCCAATGATAAACATATCGTAAATTACTACGATAACGAAGTACCCTACTATGTATTAGACAAAGGAATGGCACCACCGGCTAATGAAAGAGCTGATGTGGTTGCATCTGTATGTCCTTGTGCAGGATTATCTATGATGTCGCATGGGTATGGTGATGACAATCCAAACAACCAATGGATGAAAGAAACAGCAAACTATATCTTAGGCGAATATAAGCCAAAGGTATTCTGGGGTGAGAATGCACCAGGATTTGCTGGAAAGATTGGTACAACAGTACGTAATGAACTAAAGCAAATTGGTAAAGATAACGACTATACGATGAGTGTATACCGTACAAAATCTTTATTGCATGGAGTACCACAGGTACGAGAACGTTCTTTCTACTTCTTTTGGAAAGATACAAATGGGCAAGTTCCTATCTTTAATTATTACAATCGTGATTATACTCCTATTGAAGAGCTTATTCGTAATGTAAAATCAAACTTCCAAACAGAAACAATTTCTAAAAAGAAGCCATCCGATAATCCTTATTATAAGTATATCCTTGAAGAAATTCATAATGGTATTAGCCATAAAGAACATTCAGCAGCAGTCGATCCGACATCAGCTCGTGGTGTAGATGCTTTCTCTTATATTGAAAGAGCAGGTCATTCATATTTACAAGTTGCTAAGTGGATGGAAGCTAATGGCTATGAACGTGAAGTACCTAAGTGTGAGTACAAACATCAGAAACTTGCTGATGGTGGAAGCATTATGAGACGTGGAGTAATCATTCCAAAAGATCGTATTGGTGCTTTCGTAGGTCATTACCCAACAATGCTTACACACCCAGATGAAGATCGATTTATTAATTATCGTGAAGCAATGTCTATCATGGGATTGCCTGAGGACTTCGAATTGGTCGATGCTAGCCCTAAAGTTGCTAACCATATATGCCAAAACGTTCCTGTTCAAACAGCCACAGATATGGCTACAGAGGTTCTGGCAGTGCTAAATAAAGAGAGAATAATGGTTGACAGTGACTACATTTTGCAGTATAATAATACTAAGAAATTAGAATATGAAACAAAAGTAGACACCTTGGAGGCATTCTTTTCATGAAGCACTTTATTATTGACTTTGAGACTATAGGTCAAAATTCACGACTTGTACCAGCTATTGATTGTTCTTATACAACATTTGAGTGGGACCGATTTACTTCTAATAATCCGTACTCACTAAGAGAGTTAGTAGAACATGCTCAGCAAGCAAAGTTTGATATTAAAGATCAAATGGGAAATCATGGTTGTGAATTTAGCGATCGTGATTTACAATGGTGGTTAGATCAGCCACCTGAACTTCGTAGAAATATGAAGCCAAACCCAGAACTTGATTTGACCGCTGCTCAGTTTATTGATAAGCTTATCGGTTATCTACAACGTGAAGGTGAAATACAATATTGGTGGTCTAGATCAAATAGTTTTGATCCAGTTATCTTAGATCGTATTGCTTCTAACGCTGGTAAACTTGATCAGCTTGGTGCATATCTAAAATGGTGGTCTGTACGTGATACTCGTACTTATATTGACGCCAAGTTTGATTTTAATGTGCCAGGCAAAAAGAATGGATTTGTTCCTGTATCCAACATAAAAAAATGGGAATATAATTTTAACGCACATGACAGTAAGCATGATATAGCAGCAGATATTTTGAGGCTTCAGACTATTGTTAGGGCTGAAGCAGATTTGGAGCAAATTGAAATATGAAAATAGAAATAGGTATTGAGGAACTACGAAAACATAAGATTTTTATAGGTACTCCAATGTATGGTGCACAATGTACCGGTACGTATACAAAAGCATGCACTGATTTAGCTTTAATGGCAGGTGCAAATGGAATCGATGTACGGTTCTATTTCTTGTTTAATGAAAGTTTAGTTCAACGAGCTCGTAATTATATTGCTGATGAGTTTCTCAGATCTGATTGTACACATCTATTGTTTATCGATTCAGACATTGGGTTCAGCGCTCGAGATGTAATTGGCTTGATTGCCGTTGCTTTACAAGATAAAGATAACTTTAACATTGTAACTGGTCCTTACCCAAAGAAAACAATTGCGTGGGAAAAGGTTGCAAAGGCTGCTCAATTAGGTATGGCTGATGAAAATCCTTTTGAGCTTGAGAAGTACACAGCTGATTACGTCTTTAACCCAGTCAAGAAGCAAGCTAATTTTCAAGTTAGTGAACCTCTTGAAGTTGGTGAAGCAGGTACAGGATTTATGCTTATTCCTCGTGAAACACTTGAGAAGTTTGCAGAGACTTACCCTGAACTTAAATACAAACCAGACCACGCTCGAACAGAAAACTTCGACGGGTCGCATGAGATTACTGCATTCTTTGATTGCGTAATTGATCCTGAAACAAAACGTTACTTGTCAGAAGATTACTTCTTCTGTAAATGGGCTAGAAAGGCTAACATGAAAGTCTGGATGTGCCCTTGGATGAACTTAAATCATACTGGTAGCTTTGTGTTTAAAGGATCACTAGCTCATATGGGTCAACTTGGTATGTCTGCTACTGCAGATGCATCGAGTTCTAAGAAAAAATACAAGAAAAAAAAGGTTGACAAGTGAGTCATTCTATGATATATTATATAAATAAACTACGTGAACAAGGAGCTCTATACTATGAAACTATCTGAACGTACCCTTACGATTCTTAAAAGTTTTTCGACAATTAACAAATCCATCTTAATGGAAGCGGGTACTGTACTTAAAACTGTCACACCAGAAAAAACATTAGTTGCAACTGCGACTATCACAGATCAATTACCTTCACAGGCTTGTGTCTATGATTTGTCTCGGTTCCTATCAATACTGAGTCTTTACAAAGACCCAGATGTAGAATTTCATGATAAGTATTTCATGATTAAAGACGGTAAGCAACGTACAAAATATGTATATGCTGACGTGTCTATGATACATGCTGCACCGCAAAAAGATATCTCGCTGCCATCAGCAGATGTCGTAGTAGATGTATCATGGGATGATCTTCAGTCTGTTATTAAAGCAGCTGGCGTTCTCCAATTTAGTGAAGTTGCTTTCGTAGGCGAAGCTGGTAAAATTTACCTAAAAGCCATCGATAGTAATAACGCTAACTCAGATGATTATGGTGTTGAAATCGGCGCTACTTCAGATGAATTTAAGATTATCATTAAGACAGATAATCTCAAACTTTTACCTCAGGATTATAACGTTACTCTTTGCGCAAAGGGAATCTCTGAGTTTAAAAGCAGTGATGGTGATGTAAAATATTTTATTGCCATTGATACTAAGTCGACTTATAAAAAAGGATAAATTAAAATGAGTGAACAAGAACAAGCTGCACAGCAGCAACAAGAACCGGTACAAATTTCATTGCAAGATATTGCAACAGTTGTACAAATGATCGATGTGGTCTCACGCCGTGGTGGCATTGAAGGTAACGAAATGGCTGGCGTAGGTATGCTACGTAATAAGCTAGAAGTGTTCCTTCGTCAAAATGCACCAGAGGGTGAGCGGCCTCAAGGTCAAATGCCGGCTGAAGCGCCTGCAGCGGTACCTGAAGAAGCACCACTTGCTGACAAAGTTCAGTAAATTAATAAACGACGCAGGCTCTCGTTATAAACCTGCATCTTACTCTTATATTATGAAATGGTGATTGAATGTCTATTGACGCAAAAGCAAATGAAGTATTGTGGGTCGAGAAGTACCGTCCACAAAAAATTAATGATACCATCCTCCCTGAAAAAACTAAAGCCATGTTTAAGAAGTTTGTTGCAGACGATAGTGTGCCAAACTTGTTGTTGTCTGGTGGTCCAGGTGTAGGTAAAACTACTATCGCAAAAGCCATGCTTGAAGAAATGGGTTGCGATTACATTGTTAAGAACGGTTCACTTAACGTAAATATCGATACTCTTCGTTATGAAATATCCACATATGCCTCATCAGTATCTCTATCTGGTGGTCGTAAGTATGTTATATTCGATGAAGCAGATTATCTAAACGCAGTCTCAGTCCAGCCAGCTCTTCGTAACTTTATCGAAGAATACTCTTCTAACTGTGGCTTTATCTTTACATGTAACTTTAAAAACCGTATTATTGCACCACTACGATCTCGTTTGTCTGAAGTAGATTTTACTATTGAGCAAAGCGATCGTCCTGCAATGGCTGCACAATTCTATAAACGTGTATTATCTATTCTTGAAAATGAAGAAGTCGAGCATGATAAGAAAGTTGTTGCTAAAGTTATTGAGCGCCACTTTCCTGATTTCCGTCGTGTACTTACCGAGTTGCAATCATATGCAGCGTCTGGTCGTATTGATGAAGGTATCTTTGTTAATCTCAAACAAGAGTCTATGGATGAAGTGTTTAAACTTCTGAAAGCAAAGAACTTTACCGGTATGCGTAAGTGGGTTGCATCTAACTCAGATCAAGATATGAATGAAATGTTTAGACGTATCTATGACATGGCAACAGACAAAGTTCAACTTAAATCAATGCCTGGATTTGTCGTAACACTCGCTGATTATATGTACAAAGCAAACTTTGTAGCAGATCTTGAAGTTAACATGGTTGCTTTCCTTACAGAAGTAATGATGGAGTCTGACTTTCAATGAGCAAGTGGATGCAAAAACTAATTAATAAGCATACCTGCCATTTTTGCCAGAAGCATGTAGACAAGAAATCAGTATATTCTATTACTATGGATACTGCTGAAGGAGCTCATACTGTTTCATCATGTAAAGAATGCGCAGACCAGTTTGATGATATGTTAAAACAAATCGAGGAGGCAAGAAATGACAATGCCTAATGAAAGAAGGAATGCTGTTAACTACACTCGCCAATTCTTAGTAGAACTAATGGATCCTAAGAAAACACCTCGAGTACCGTCAGCTGTACGCAAAGAAGCTTATCGATGTATTAAACATTATCCAGGCGATTATCATATGGATAAAGCTGCTGAGCAAGCACCAAGCGTTTTTGGCAATTGGGATGGAGAATTTAACAATGGCTAAAGATTATAATCCTTTTGATTTTATGAATGCTGTATCTTTCACCAAAGAAGATCTAATTAATAATCATGAAACACCTGAAATTATCGAGAAGCAATATACTCCTTATGTAGTTAATAAGGGTTTTACTAACTTTGAAGATACTATTCTGCATGCAAACGAAATGAATATGAGACATCACCTATTTCATGATGCTCAGTTTCAATATTATCGTGGTGCATTGCGTAAACGTAAGCGCTTTTCTAAATGGCCCAAAGCCACTAAGAGTACAGACCTTGATGCAATACAACATGTATATAACTGCAACCGCACCGTTGCTAAACTTTATTTTAAAGCTCTATCGAAAGATGATCTGCAAGCCATACATTCTAAGATGGCTACAGGTGGAGTTTCTAAATAAAATAAATAAACATGATGGCGAAATAATCTATCGTGAATAATTAAAAATAATATAAAAAAGGTGCTGTTGTTATGCAAGAAGAAGACATTTTTAAAGGTGTCGGTATAGAGATTTCCCTTCCTTCTCCAGACAGTTTTTTAAAAGTTAAAGAAACTTTAACTCGTATTGGTATCTCATCTCGTAAAGAAAAGAAACTTTACCAGACATGCCACATACTACACAAGCAAGGTCGTTACGCGGTTTTGCACTTTAAAGAACTGTTTATTTTAGATGGAAAGAAAAATACATTTACTGACGAAGACGTAGCTAGAAGAAATACTATTGTAAATCTACTAGAAGAATGGGATTTAGTTAAGCTGATTAATCCTGAAAGTTCAGAAGAGCCAGTTGCTCCTCTTAATCAAGTGAAGATCTTATCTCACAAAGAAAAAGCAAACTGGACACTTGAAGCAAAATATAATATTGGGAAGAAATAACATGAAAGAAGTGAAAGTATTAATAAAGAATGGTGAACGTTTACAAAGTTATAACGCTTGGAACAAATTGATGCCGGTGGCCGTAAAAGGTGTAGGACAAAATCCGGATGCTTTCCAACTCCCTCCAATGGTGAGGGTAATGTTACCAACTGATATTAAACTACCGAAAGGTACAAAGGTTTATTCTAATCCAGAGTTCTCATTGAAAAAAGGTTTATGTCTAGTTCCAGGAATTCAATTAATTTTAGAAGACTCAGAAGAGAATGCAGTGCTGTATGTTAATAACGTGTCAGATAGTTTGGCTATTATCTCAAACGACGATGTTATTGCTTTGGCTGATATTCCTCGAAAAAGAAAGACGGATTAACACATTTGTGTTATAAATAGTAATGTAGGAATGCTTCGGGTTCCTACTATTACACTCAACGCCGGTTTATAACGGCACAACATAATCTTGCTTAATAGGAGATAAAGATATGACAAACGCAACTCGCCGCTTTAATGCGGACATGTTCAATGACCCACTATTCGTAGGTTTCGACCGTATTCTAAACAGAATGCACGCAACAACACCAGGTCAAACAAACAACTACCCTCCATATAACATCGTTAAAGTAGATGAAGATAACTACACTATTGAATTAGCTGTGGCTGGCTTCGTTGAAGAAGAAATTGATGTTGAAGTAAAAGAAGGTATTTTGTATGTTCTTGGAGAAAAAGCTGATAATGAAACACCGATTGATTACCTACATAAAGGTATTTCAGCTCGTGCTTTCCACAGAAGCTTTACACTATCCGACACAATCGTAGTTCGTGGAGCAGATCTACAACAAGGTATTCTTAAAATTAATTTGGAAAATATTGTTCCAGAAGAAAAGAAACCTCGTAAGATTGCGATTGGCGGAGATAAAACTCTACTTACAGAGTAATTACCAAATCCTCATTAAATAATGTAGAAAGGTTTACCAATGGTAAAACCAAATACCAGTTTTAATTTAGATGTTAATGATATTAATTTGATTGATGAAGCACTGATTCTATTACAGCATCACCGTACAGGAACTGTAGGTTTTGAAGTAGAAGAAATTACAGACCTCAGAGCTAAAATATTTCATCAAAAAAGCTGGTATAGAGCTAAGGATAAATTCCAAGGCGGAGGATAATTTTAAACACAACACAAACACACAAAGGAGACTATTATGTCAACCAAAAACCCATTTGAAATTAGATCAGACATGCTAAAACTTGCTAAGGATTATTTAGACCAACAATATCATATGAATATGCAATTTGCTGAAAAAGCTTATGAAGCTGGTCAAAAAACTTTAGAAGAAATGCATGAGGCTACAAAGTCATACACGACAGAAGAACTTCTCACGAAGGCTCGAGAAATGTATAGTTTTGTTTCTGATAAAGGTAATAACTAAAATGATTAAAGGGAGCTTCGGCTCCCTTTTTTTATGAGAATGCGCCAGTTAATCCGTATGGATTAGTATTATTTC